AACTCCCATGTATTTTGAAGATCCTTTTGTGCTTTTTCTTTTTTTTGCAACATTTTGTTGATTGCTAAGAATTTGCAAATTTTCTACTCTGTCATTTGCTCTGTCTCCATCAATATGATCAATATGCATTTTTGCAGATGGCATTTTTTGATGCATGCTCCACCATATAATATTGCTTCTTTGTATGCTGTAAACTTTTCCATTCGCCCATTTACCAATGATTACATAACCAGTAACTTTATGGATATATCCCATACTCTTGCCTGTTTTTCTACAGTATACGATTCCGTTTTCAGGATCTACTCGCCACTTTTTTAGCATAGCATCCCTGTTTTCCCATACCTTTTCTATATTTCTTTTCATAATTGTTACTTTATATATTTTTACAAAATATTAAGCAAGTTCCAGATTCAATAACAGTTGCACCATATTATTGTTAATATCATTTGGAAAATTAAGATGTTGGCGACTATATTCTCCCCATAAATCAAAAGCTGCTTTGTCATATGCACGTGCTGCCTGCTCCTCCGTGTCATAATGTCCAAGACTGATATGTTTTCCTTTGTGTTGAAGCTGGGCCCTCCATTTATTAATCCTTTTATGAGGAGCATAACATACCCCTTTATATCTGCTGGTTGTTCCACTTTTTTTAGGCATGTTTACTTGTTGCAAAGTGTGGTCACTGGGTTGCAGATTATCTATTCGGTTATCATTTTTAACATGATTAACATGATCTATCTCTTCAGGCAACCAAGCGTATTTCATGTAAAAAATAATGTCATGAATATAATAAAGTTTATGTTCGCCATTCTTGCCATCTTTAATTCCTACCCTTAGATAACCGTCTTTGTTAGGCTTGTTTAATATAGCCCTTCCGGTTTTTTTACAATATAATATGCCGTTACTGAAATCTGGTTTAAACAGATTTTTCAAATCATCCACACTGAACCTTCGCTGCAATACTTTCACAATCCCTATATTATATTAAACGGTTGCTTATTCAATATTCTTTTTAATTACGGTTAAAACATTCGTATAACACACCAGGACGCGTCATGCATGGCACAAGGGCTATTCTTACCTTTTCTGCATCCTCCACCTTGTATATGCCAACATAAAGCTCTTCAGGAAGGCTGTGTTGATATTCCCCTTCCAGTTTTATCATTTTTTGTAAAATAATATAATGCTGTATGTTTTGTTCAGGTGTTTTAGGTATGATTGGTTGATCAAATTGGGTCAGCAGCTCTTCTAGGCTGTTTGGACCGTTTTTTACTTTATCATTCTGAAAATATTTTGTAAAAAATGAAACAAGTTTATGTAACATACTCCGGCAATAAAGCCAATAATAATTAGTGTTAATCCAATGCTGCAATCATTCACAAAAGCTTTAAAGGCAATGTAAAACCATTTTTTCATATTATATTAAATTCATTTGGCTCAATGGCACAATATAATTAATTGGATGATGACCTTCTCCATATTTTTTCTGCACTTTCTTTTTGTCAAAATCCTTCCGGGTTATTTCTCCCAACACTTCCACCCTGTTAGGTTTTTTCATATCTATCCGGCAAAGCACATATAAAAGGGGCGGTTTGCGTTTGTTATATTCTTTCAAAGGTATTTTCAGTTCAGGCTGGCCCGGTCCAAAATAGGTTAAGGTTTTCACTTCAATATTTTTAAAATCTTCTCCACCATCCCGAACAGGATATATAACTGTGTTCACTTTTAATCCTTTAAGTTTTGCATAGGCCACTTCGCCAAACAGTCCCACGGTGTGCGGTTCATATTCATCTCCAGAATGAAAACGGCGAGCATTCCGAAAGCTTTTGTCTTTGCTGTCATGCCGTTTTTTAGCATGCAGTTTTACTGCACTTACCAGTTTGTCAGAAAGCTCAATTACCATCGTTGTGTTTGTTTACCAGTTCTGGCGAATATTGAGGTATGATTATGTTGCTTTCGCCTTTTTTACTTTCCAATGAGGATACTCTTTTTCTCAGATCGCTGCTGCTATAATCATGTCTTCGTTTGTGATAATAAAGCTCAATGCCATTTTGCATGCAATATTGTTTGCCAGTAAAGTCCCGATCCCGATATTCCTCGCTAAGAAATCGAATGTTTATTTTCTGTGTCATGAGCATTTGCAGCAGATCATATTCAGTATCATATACCAATATCTCATCCACATATTTGCAAGCTTGCAGTTGCACATACCTTTCATAAATGCTTTGCACTGGTTTATTTTTTATTCCAGGCCGATCAATGGTGGGATCCACTTGCAGTGCAGATATGAGATGATCGCACATTTGTTTTTCCATTTTCAGCATGGTCACATGACCTGCATGCAAAAGATCAAAGCTGCTGCAATTAAAACCAATCTTCACAGTTTTATTTTACACTCTAAAACGTTTTTACAATATCTTTTAAAAATCCGGACCGCCCCATTTGTCCACAGCATCAATAATGATACGAGGAACAGGTATCTTTTTTTCTATCAAATCTCTATAAAATGACATGGTGCCCTGTTTATGATTGGCTATTGCTTGCAAAATTATTTCCGGAACCACTCGATATTCCTTTTTCAAATAAATCAAAGCAATCTGAATGCTGTAAACAATGCTTTCTGTTAATTTTTTTAATGTGGACTCTGGAACTTTCTTGCCATTGTCCAAACGATCCTGGGCATAACTATATGCTGTGGCCATTTCTTGATTGATTGATTTTAGTATAATGCCAGGAATCTCTGGAACATTCAAAGAATGATATTGCATCAATTTTTTAGATAATGCCGAATCGTTGCTGATGCCTTTGTATAATGAATATAAAAATGGATTTTTATCTTTTATTAATTGCTTTAATTTCTCCATATGATGATGAACCAAAAACTCAAACAACTCATAGGCCATATTTTCATTTTCTTTCACTATTCTTTTAATAATAGGATGATTCAGCATCTGCCAATCAGCATATGCAATCATTTGTTCCAAAATTGGATGAATGTATATCGGATCTTCCAACATCACATTCCACAAATCATCTGGTATGGGCCGTTTGTTTAGCCAAAGCTTTTCCAGCAATTTTCTTGCATAATACGGATTCTTTTTTATTTGATCATATAAATTCTGCTTTACGTCCTCAATAAAGAACCGGTAGGTTTTCACAAAAATGTTCCGCCCTTTCCTCCCCGTTTCTTTTTGTTTGCAACTGCATTTTGCAATTGTTTGCTGGTGCTGATGATTTGATGCAAACTGTCTGGTGCACTTAAATTTAAATTGCGGTAATGCTTTTCCAAATCGATTGCCAAATCAGGGCGACTTGCCAATCCTTTTATCAAAATTTCTGGAGCTTTCTTTTTGTCATATTTTATAATATAATATAAAAATCCATATGCCACTTCTGGATCACCTGCTATTCCATTCAATATGATTTCAGGAATAGGCACTGCTTTGGCCATGCGTATGCTCACTTCTTTTCCATCCACATTTCTATGATACTGGCTTACATTGCTCATGCTCAAATGACTTGCAAAACGTTCTGAAGTTTTTGGATCGTTGCTTATGCTTTGTAAAATAACTTCTGGTACTTTATCTCCTTTATCCACCACCAATTTGGCATATTGCTCAGATTTGGATGGTTGAAGGGCAATAACCTTTAGATATTTTTCTTCTGGTTCCACATCATTCATTTTCAAATTATATGCAAAAACAGTACTTTCAAAAGGAGAGGATAATATAACGTCTTGAATTTGTTGAGGCACAGGACGACCTCTCAATGCCAGCTTTGTTGCATAAATCAAACGATGAGTTCGGCTGGTTTCTCCTGGTTCCAGCAATTTACCTAGATATTGCTGTTGAAAGCCACCTTCTTCACCCAACAGCAGTTTTTTGTAAAAAGCAAATGTCACCCAATTATTTACAATTTACCAATGATGCAGAGCATTAACAATCAGCACAATATTTGCAATAACACCCAATATTACAATAAAGTATTCAAACAATTTAGGATTCATGTTTTTTCAAAAAATGATTTGCAGCTGCCAATGATTCAAATGTAACCAGCAATTTCTTTTTAATATTGATACGTTTTCCCTCTTCCAAAAGCACCTGCTGGGTTTGTTCATATATGCCCCACAATTGCATGAGATTTCCATATTCGTCTTTTATTTGTTCTATATGTTTCATTTTTTCATTACTCCTTTATATCGTTGTTGAAAGTTTTTTTTTATCATGATCATCAAATTGTATATGTTGTTGATGGTGTGTCAACAGTTGTATTTACTTTTTTACCATCACAAAAAAAATTTTTACGTGTTCAACTCTAAATAAAAATGTATCGAAAAAAATTCTTTCGAATCAAAAGAAAAAATATTGATTTGACGAATTGTGTGGTACAACTAAATGACTACTCTATCCATGAAACAAATTCTAGTAAAGAAAAGAAACGGCAAGTCGGAAAAATTTGACCTGACCAAAATCACCAAGGTAATTGAATGGGCAATCAATGGTTATACAGGTGTCAGTCCCAGCGATATTGAAATCAATGCAAACATAAACTTTCATGATGGCATCAGTACCGAGGAAATTCACAAATTGATCATCGAAAGTGCTGCTAATCTTATCAGCGTTGAACATCCAAATTATCAGTTTGTGGCAGGACGTTTGCTAAATTATCAACTTCGAAAAGATGTTTGGGGAGGAAAACATCCACCCCGTTTGAAGGATTTTATGCATGTCGGTGTAAAAAAGAAAATTTATGATCCGGTCATTCTGGAAAAATATAGTGATATTGAAATCAACAAAATCGGAGAAGATATCGATCATGATCGGGATTATCTTTTCACGTATGCTGGCATCAAACAGCTTTGTGACAAATATCTGATCAAAGATCGGGTGAGTGGAGAAATTCACGAAACTCCCCAGTTTGCTTATATGCTGATCAGCATGACAGCATTTATGAATTATCCAGAAGAAACCCGAATGGAATATGTTCGTAGATTTTATAATGCAATCAGCAAGCACAAAATCAATTTGCCTACTCCAGTCATGGCTGGTGTTCGAACCACCAGTCGCAATTATGCCAGTTGCTG